AGCAAGAAACTGCATTACCATTGAAAACGACGAAATCTCGTGGGGCATCGACTCAAGCCTCGAACTCGTCAAGCATTGTGCCCTCGTACTTGACATACACCATGACTGGATCCATAGTGGAAGATACCTTCAGCCCACCGACGATAGAGTATTACGCTTAATAGAATCGTGGCGAGGTGTACGTCCTGTCATGCACTATAGTATAAGTCGTGAAGATATCCTGGTAGGACACTGTCCTAGTACACAGCCGAATTATTCTAAACTTTTAGAAACTGGATATAAAAGAGCGAAACTCAGAGCACATTCAGACTTCTATTGGAACAAAGCCTGTAATGAATGGGCACTGAGTTTCAGGGATCAGTTCGATATTATGTGCGAAAGCAAGGGAAAGAACCTTGCTAGTTTTGCACTTTACGAACAGGCTAAGACTATTACTTCTTAGGTTTTCTTGGAGCACGTGGCTTTTTAGACGCTGGTGAAGTCTTTGGCTTTGCTGGCGTTTTTGTTTTTGCTGGTGCTTTTGGCTGTGCAGTAACTTCTGCTTTAGGTGCTTCTGCTTTAGGTGCTTCAACAACTGCCGCGCCGCCTGGGGGCATTTGTGCAAGAGCAATATCAGCAGTGTCTACCACAGGTGTTTCAACTTTGTATGGAACTTCTGTTGTCTCAGCCTTAGGTGCTGTACCAAATAAATTTTTAATAAATCCGAACATGTTAGTGTCCTCCTTGAAAAAATATTTAGTTATATCTTGCCTACAGGCTTTAAACTACTGGCTGGTAAATCCCATGATTGAGTTTTTTCAACACCTCTATTTTGAGCAAACCGTTTTGCGTCACAATTATTGCAAACATGGAAGTAGCGATTGTTTAGTCGTTTAGGATCCATACTGCCTTTGGGCCTTTCAAAAATCTCACTACAACAGTCACAACGCAGTATTGCTATGGAACATTCTCTGAAATAACAGTGTTCTTCGCCCAGTTTGCTCTTTCTCGTGTGCTGTGTTTTTACCTTGTCTATACGTATGAACATTCTGTATTTACATTAAGATTATAAAAATCTTGGCTAAATATTTGCACAAAGTCATTTTGGAGCAAATCAATGTCAAGAAAAATTGTCGATATCGGCGTAGAAGGTAATGATGGCACAGGCGATAGTATCCGTGAATCGTTTAGAAAAACCAACGAAAACTTCCAAGAATTATATGCTGTTTTTGGTCTCGGTGGACAGATTGCATTTACAGATCTTGCAGACACTCCTAGTTCGCTAGTAGGCGAAGGTGGAAAGATACCTGTTGTTAATGCTGGCGGAAATGCATTAACATTTAAAGAAATTGTTGGAGGTTCAGGTGTAGCGATAACACAACCAACTACAGGTGCCAATGCTGGTGACATTGTTATTAGTTCATTGACTTCTAGAGTACAGGACGACCCACTACCTAAACTACAATTTGACTTAAATGGTGCCGGTAGAATGGTGGGTAACATTTATGCCCCCACCAACGACAGTGACTTTGCTCTTGCAGTTGGCCAATTTAATGCCGCACATTATCCACCAATTGATTTTCCTGGTGGCGGTGTAAGCGGCGACACTTTTGCAGTTAACAAAGGTTATGTTGATAACAAGTTCGTCAACGTAACCGGTGACACCATGCAGGGTTTCTTGAATATGCCTGCAGGTGCAAGTGGTAATCAAGCACCAAGAGCCAGTGATGTTATCACTCGCGCAGGTAGTACTGCTAACCGTACCATGCTTGATCCATTGTTTTTAAGCGATCACCCTGGTGAATTATCGGGACGCGGAACACCTAATGGCAGTGATGACTTACAGGCCGCAACAAAATATTACGTTGATAATGCCAATTATTCTAGTAACATTAACTTATACGTCAGTACCACTGGCAGTGATGATCAAACAAATACTCCCATAGGTAAAGAAGGTCGCAGTTGGGCATATTCTTTCCGTAGTATCAACCGTGCGGCTCAGAAAGCAGAAGAATTAATGGATAATGCTCCATTAGAAACTGGTCCTTACAGACAGTTAATTGCATTTGGGCAAGGCAGAGGATTTTCACAAGTTAGTCGTGCTCCTACCAGTGGTGCCGCAGGGTCTACTCGTATATACTTTACCAACGACGACGGTAGTCGTGTTGACCAAGGTGTATTGCCCAGACCTGATATTCTGCCAGGCAAGTTAGTTGTTGGACGCACCAGCGGTGCCAAGGGTATTATCTTTTTGTACTATGGTAGTGATTCAGGTAGTCCTATCGGTGAAGACTTTATAGATCTACAAGATGTAACTGGTACATTTATAGTCGGTGAGAATTTAGAGTACGATCAGCCTGTTAGAAGTTTGAACTTGACTATTTTTGTCGAATCAGGAACTTATGAAGAAGACTATCCAATTCGACTATCACAAAACGTATCACTTGTAGGCGATGAACTACGTCGTGTAATTGTTCGCCCAGCAGACAGACCAAGTCGTAGTCCTTGGGCAGATATTTGGTTCCGTAGAGATTTAAACTTTGACGGAATGGTGTTGACCAGTACTGAATACGGGTATCATTATCTAACAGATCCTAGTGACCGTGCCAGTGAACCAAAAAATAACAGAGATATTGATGTATTTTTAATGGGCGATGCAACAATTATTCGTCAGGTCAGCGCACAAGGCCACGGTGGATTTATGATGGTGCTGGATCCTGAGGGTCAAGTATTGAGCAAGTCACCATATTTCCAACAAGGTTCAAGTTTTGCACGTTCACTAAACAAACAAACATTTGCAGGCGGACAGTATGTTGACGGCTTTACTGCTAACTTACCGTTTGATGTTGTTAGTAAACTCAGCGACACTGAATTATTAGTCACAGGCAGCGAAAGATCTCCTATTACTCCGTGTTCGTTTGTTGTGGAAGGCCGAACATTTAAGGTAGATACATTCTCCGATGACGGCACAGGATTTCCTAGTGCTCGTCAATTAATTCGTAAAAATAAAGATTTTATCAAAGCCGAAGTTATCGGGTATATCGATACAGAACTTCAGCCCAATTTTGTTTTTGACAGAACCAAGTGTGCTCGAGATGTAGGTTACATTGTTGATGCATTATCAGAAGACTTAGTATTCAATACAAATTATAAGAGTGTATATGCCGGAAAATCTTATTACGGTAAGATGCCCTATGACAATTTAGATATCTCCGATGATACTAGTCTTGCATTTCAAAAAGATGCAACATTACAAGCACTGGAATTTTTAAAAAATAAAGTTTCAGATATATTAATAACCAATACTACTGCACAATCAAGAGCAGTGGCTAATTTAGATGAAATCATAGATATTATCGATAACGGTATTTTATCTGCAAATGCATATTCTATACCGAATTTATCAACTACCTCTGCTAATGCAAACACTGCTAAAACGTTGTTATTGGCTAATCTTGATTTCTTAAAAGCAGAATACATATCTCATATCGTTAATAATTTCGAAACGTTTGTATTCGACGAGCCAGCATTTGCAGTAGACTTAGAAGAAAATTTTTATGCAACAATATACGATTTTATCTATGGCGGGAACAGTGCTTCCGTATCCGCAGGCTTAAGATTCTTCGATCCCGACGATGATACTTCTTTAATTGCCGGTCAAACTGGACAGATAGTTTCTGGTATCAACCATCTATTAACATTAATTCAAAATGTGGTTACAAGTACTCCGATACTTGTGGCAAACTTAGAGCAAACAGTTGAAGACCAAGTGTTAGGTGGCAGTGCCACAGTCACTGAATCGGACAGTATCAAAGCAAAATTGAATATTATTAAAAATATTATTTTGAGCGGTGTTGTTGCTGCCCCAACTATTGAACTAGGATCAACTACTTCAATTAGTAGTACACTGGTGGAATCTAAAACAAGATTGCAATCATTTAGATCCACATTACAAAGCGAAGTACTTGTATTCTTGAACTTGAGATTTAATTATAACAAAGACACATGCAGACGAGATACAGGATATATTGTTGATGCAGTTGCACACGATGTATTTTACAATGGAAATTTAAAAACAGTGCAGGCTGGCTTGGCATATTTTAACGGAACAGCCAGTGCTCGAGCAGTAATTGAAACTCAGTTAGAAACTACAATCAGTGCTATTAATTATATTAGAAGTTTAATACTATCAGTCATCGGAAATACACCTGTAACTCCACGTTATCAAACAGCAGTGCCTCAAATCACTGATGGGTTGATCACAGACGGTGGTCTTGGTACTGCTAAAGTCAATGCATTGTTTGATGAATTGGTAGAAATTTTAGACAACCCTCCCGACAACAGCGATGCAAGAGCATTGTTGGTTGCCAATAAAGAATTTATCAAAGCAGAAGTTATTAGTTTTATCAGTTACACATACAAGACCACCGTGACTGCTACTGCGGCGGCATCCGATATATTAACATGTGATAGCACTGCAAACCTACGAGTCAACTTTCCAATTGAATTTGGTGTGAGTTCTAGTATCGGAGCATTGCAAGGCAGTAAAAATCTTTCCGGTGTTGCGGTTCCAACTGCGGCCACATATACCGCAGTACCAGTTGTTTCTAACAGTGGTATAGGTAACGGAGCAATAGTCACCGTGATCAAAACAGGAACTGGAACTGCTTATTCTGCGGCCAATACTGGAATTACTATTACAACCAACGGAACTGGTTACAAAGTCAATGACTTTCTAAAAATTCTGGGTAGTGATTTAGGTGGCACAGACGGAGTCAACGATTTAATATTCCGTGCCGCTCCTAGTTCAGAAGTGTTAATTGGCGGATTAACCAGTGGTAGAAAATACTACGTTAAACAAGTTATCAGTCCAACTACATTTACAATCTCGTCGTTGCCCAACGGAGATATAGTTCAATTAACAGATGGTGTGGGTTCTATTCCAGGACAACTTAGTTATGACTTTGCCAAGTGTGCTAGGGACACTGGCTTTATCGTTGCCAACACCAGTGCAGATTTGTTATACGGTGGAACATATAACACTATTAAAGCAGCCAAAACTTATCAAACTGCACGAGCAAAATTAGTTGTCGGCGAACAATTAACAGAAACTTTGGCAGCATTGGTAGTAGCCAAACAAACTGCTCTTAGTGTGCTAAATCAAACAGCACCGGCAACCAGTTGGCAAACTTTAAATCTTGTAGCAACGCCTACTACCCAGGTACTAGATGCTGAATTAAATGGCAGTGCCGCAGTTACAAGATTTGGGTTATTGATGGATCTTGTAAATGCAACCATACAAAATCCTGCATACAATCCAACACTGTTGATTCCTGGTGCTAGATCTATCACATATCCGATTTATCGACTTGTGGTCAACGATCCTCGAAGTGCAACACAAGCAGGTATTACTAATCCACTAAGTATCAACGTTACGACATTTGGATCGACTGTTGCCGATCCTAGTGGATCATATTTTGTCACACTAAATCATGCGACACGCGGCGTGGCCATGTATGAAAAAACACGCTATACTATCAGTGGAAATAGCAATCCAAAATATAATAAAAAAGTAGAGTGCGTGTCTACAACAGTGTCTTCTATGACATTTAAATTTGTAGACGGAGACCCGGGAGTATTTGGATCAGGCACAACAACTATTACCTACATCGATGACATTGATCTGTTAAGTCCAGGTAATACAAGTATGTGTAGCAACGACTATACACAGATCAACGACCTAGGCTACGGACTTGTTGCAACCAACACAGGTCTAGTTGAAGCAGTTAGTGTGTTCTCATACTACTGTTGGACAGCATACTTTGCCAACAATGGCGGCCAGATTCGTTCATTGAACGGCTCCAACGCACACGGAGAATACGCACTAGTAGCCGCAGGCAGTGATCCATTAGAAGTCCCCGATCAAGCACGATTAAAAGACAACATGGTTCAAGTAGGCCGTGTTTATAAAACTGGAATATATTCATTAGATAATATCGAAGACGATCTAGAAATATATGTGTATAATTTAGATTATCCTCCATATAATGTCTCTGAACTTGAAATCAATCACGGATCAGGCATTATCTCTGAATTAACTGCCAGTAGTTTAGTAGGAGGCAGTGGCTACACCGACGGTACTTATTTGAATGTTCCGTTGACTGGCGGTACTGGTAACGGTGCCACAGCAAACATTGTTGTTGCCAGTGGGCAAGTGACCACAGTTAGTTTAACCAACGGTGGATTAAGATATAGTATTAGCGATATACTTAGCGCAGGTGCAACTATTGGCGGTGGTTCAAACTTTACCATTGTCGTAGGTGCAGTTACTGGAACCGGTATTGGACGATATGAAGTTGCCACTGTTACTGATGTCAGTTCAACTGTACCGTTGACAGTGACCAGTGCCAGTGCAGTAAGCGGAACAGGACCTTTCTACATAACTTTGAACTTCTCTGACCCAGGATACACTCCTAGAGTTGGCGTAAATTATAGAGTGGCCGGTAATTCCAATAGTGCATTTAACAGAAGTGTTGTTGCTACAGCAAGTACAACAACCAGTGTTACTTTAGAATATCCTATTAATCCTGGTACTTACGGAAGTGGAACAACCACTGTATGGGGTGCTGGTAACATTGTACGTATCAACTTGAGTACTGGTGGAAATAACGATACCAGTACAGCAGGCCTGGCCGTTGACTTATCACATAATCAAAATATTATTATTCGAGGTAATCAAAACTTCCAATTCTATGAGATCGATGACACTAACCCAGTACGACCAAGTACTGCTTTGACTTTCGTTGACGATCCCAATGGTGCTGGAGAAGATGCAGGCGTATATCGTGTGTTGGCCTATGCTAACAAGGATCCGATAAATGCTAACTTAGATGCCGATGCCAGTGTTTTAAGTTTCGACACTACCTACGATTATATTAAACTGGTGATTGATGCAACCAATGCCAGTGAAACTGATCCAAGTAATCCTGGAAAAACATTAGGTTCGACTGCGGGCGACGTGGCCATTGCCATTGACCGTATTACAGAAAGCAGTGTTATTGAAAGACTTAATTCTGCTGATATGATCTTTGCCTGGGACGGTAAACTACACAAAGTTGTAAGTTACACTGACTTGGGTGTAGTAACTGGCTATGGTATTTTGAGATTCAGCGATGTAACTGCTAAATCATTGTCTGGAACTATAGCAACTGGTATCAATAGTTCGTTAGATCCTGCAACAAACTTGGATCTAGCAGATGCTCCGACTATACGTATAGGTCTAGCGCAAGACGAATTTGCTGAAATTGTTGTGCGTATTAGTACTTGTCGTGTAACAGGTCATGACTTCTTGGACATCGGTACAGGCGGTTATAACAGCACCAACTATCCAAGTAAGATTTACGGACCTCCTAGAACTGCTAATCAAACACGAGAAGTTGAAGAACGTACAAGGGGTCGTGTGTTCTATGCAACCACCGATCAAAACGGTATCTTCCGTGTAGGTCGCTTCTTTACAGTTGACCAAGGTACTGGTCGTGTTACATTCTCAGCGTCAATTGCGTTGAGTAATCTAGACGGTATTGGTTTCAAACGCGGTGTTGCTATTAGTGAATTCTCCAACGATGAGAAGTTTACAGACGGTGCTACAGATGCTGTGCCAACTGAAAACGCCATTGAAGGTTATGTGGACCTACGTCTAGGTCTATTCCGTAGCACAGACGAAGCAGTGGCAGAAGCAGATTTAATAGGTCCTGGATTCTTAGATCGTGCAGGTATTTTAAGTCCAATAGCAGACTTGAACATGGGCGGATTTAAGGTTCAGGCTGTTGGAGCACCTGCGGCTGACACTGATGCTGTTAATAAAAATTACGTTGACAGTCAGCAGTTGGCAGATACTAAAGTCAGCGTTGCTGGCAGAGCCGACTTAGACTTCCTAATGTATAACGGTGCAAACTGGATCGACGTCAACAACAACACCACAACAATTACCAACACTGCGTCTACTAGTGCAGGTGGCAGTGACTTAACTATCACACGTATCGGCAACGTTATTACCTACAAGTTAGTCGGTGGTGCTGGTGCGAATAATCCAATCACCAATCATCACATCAATGATAATGCGGCTATTGCACAAAGTAAGTTGGCTATGACTGCCGCAACAACTCGTGCAAATGCCACAAGTATTGCACAAGCAGATAGAGGTCTTGCAAGTTTCAAGAGCGCAGAATTTACTGCAACCAACGGATGGATTGAACTACAAACATCGACAAGTGCAAGTACTGGTGTAACGTTAGGAAAACTACAATACATTACTACAGGTTACTTGTTAGGCAATAGAAGCGGTGCGGCCGCAAGTCCAAGCGAAATCACATTTGGACAAGCAGTAATCGACGGTGACGGTATACAAAACGCAAGGTTTGTTGGCGGAACTGCAACCACTGGAGTAATGTTTGTTAATACAAGTTTACCAGCGGCAAGTCGTTATGATGTAAGACCAATTACTACCAACGGCGCGGCAAGTAGTATTGTTCAAACAGATGCTAGTGGACAAATAAATGTTAAAGGACTGTTCATTGATAGTTTTGACACCATCGATGTTAATACATCAACAAACACACTGTTGATTAAAACTCCTGGAGGTGTAACAACATTTGATGCTGTTGGAGGAACTATCGGTGGAACTACTGTTAATATTCGTGGTAATACAACACTAACAGGTACACTCAGTGTAAGTAGCAATTTCAGCACTAGTGGAACTGGTTCTATCACCAGTGCAAGTAGTATTACTGCTACAACAACTGTGGCAGGTACAGAAGGCAACTTCAGCACACATGTTAAAACACCATATCTAAAAGCAGGAGCAGATAACACATCCGTTGGTAGTGTTGAAGGCAATTGGAGTCTAACTACTGGTAGTAGATTCCTTGCTACTTACGCTGACTTGGCAGAATACTACGAAGGCGACACCGAATACGAAGTTGGTACTGTTCTAATATTCGGCGGTGAAAAAGAAGTAACAACAACTCAACTACACATGGATCGTCGTGTAGCAGGTGTAGTTTCCGATACTGCCGCTTACATCATGAATGATGCTTGCCCTGGAATCAAGGTCTGTGTGGCCCTACAAGGTCGTGTACCAGTCAAGGTAGTAGGCATAGTTCGTAAAGGCGATATACTGGTAGCAGCCGCTAAACCAGGTTATGCTATTGTAAACAACGATCCTAAAGCAGGTACAATTATTGGAAAAGCATTGGCTGAGAAACTGGACAATGCGCCAGGAGTAGTGGAAGTGGCTGTGGGCCGTAATTAACATAAATATTGATATGAACATTACATTGATAGATATTGGAAATATTGCAAATGACGGTACTGGAGACGATCTCCGTACCGCATTTCAAAAGGTCAACGAAAACTTCGTCGAACTTGAAACCAGCGTTGATGCCAGCACTGTTGCAGCCAATGTTGGCGACGGTTTGGGTATTTTCAAACAAAAAGTACAAAATACTTTACAATTTAAAAGTTTAGGAACTGATGATAAACTCAGCATCACTGCTGTGGGCGATAAAATTGTTATCAGTACAAATTTTCAGAACAAAGACATAACCGTTGGCAGTTTAAATGCCACTGGCAGCGTTTCAGCAACTAGCATGATTGCTACCATGTTTAACGGTTCTGTAAATGGTAATTTAATGGGTAGAGTATACCCTCTTGCTCCTGACTATATCATTGGTGCTGGCAGTATTGTTGGGGTTCAACCTAATCCAGGAAACCCTAACTATCAACCAGCAAGAGTCGACGGAGTATCCGTTAGAGACCTAAACAACACGATAAATACTTTTGACTTTGGTACATTGGATAATCAATATACTAGCGCATTTCAGTATTTGCTTAGTCGTGTTGGACTAGACTTAGGTACTATTATATCGCCCACTGATTTATCAATCGATGCAGGAACACTATAAAGTTGGAGAATATCTAAATGGCTTTGCAAATAAGACGCGGAACAAACGCACAAAGATTACTGTATACACCTATTGTTGGTGAACTGGTCTTTGTTACTGATTATCTATCAGCAGACGTTGATCCTATATATGTAGGTGACGGAGCAACGCTGGGAGGCGTTGCTGTGGGTCAGAATGCTGTGCTCGCTGGCAGCATGGAGGGCGATATCATTTTAAATAATAATGATATTACTGGCTCGGGTAACTTGGAATTTACCGGAAACATTAATCATGTTGGTAATATTACAACTAAAAAAATAACAATTACAGGCAACGGCGGAGTTGCTGTGGTATCCACTGGTTCGATTACCAATACAGGTAATGTAAATATCAGCGGTAATATTATTAGTTCAGGCACTATACAAGCAGTGACTACAGAATCAGACTTGGTTGGCAACGTGCTAAGTTCAGACAGCAGTGAAGTACTGGTTAATGCCACAAACAATACTTTTAGCGGCAATGCAATTTCAGTAACAAACGTGGCCGTAGGGTCTGTTAGTACACTAGACGGGAACAGCCTAATACATCAAAACAATGACGATTTTGTACAATTTAATTTTGGTTCGGAAGCAGTACCGTTTGCATCTGTACAGTATGAACAACAGCCCAGTGTACACTATGGAAGAATTACTTTGGCCGACGGTGGTGGTTTAACACTACCTGGTACACAAGATTACACCATTTATCGAGGAACCCTTGATAATCCTGATAATATTCAAACAGGCGACAAATTAGGTGGTATGTATTTTCGAAGTTTTAACCTAAAAGGTATTCCGCCTGCACCTGGAGGAATTCCTAGAACAGAAGCAGTACAGGGCTTTGCTGGAGTTATAGGTTATATTGCCGAAGATCAAACAGGTGCAGATCCTGGCAGTATCCCTAGCACACTTCTTATGGGCAGTGGGTTTAGCGATCTCAACACTTTCTTTAATGATCCGTTGTCAGACACCACAAATTTATTAAAGTATAGTTCCAAAGGCGAATTAAAAGTCACAGCAGTTAATCTAAGAGCATTAAGTAACGCAGAGCGCACCGCACTTAGTCCGTTTATCAATGACGGCACTATTATCTATAATTATGAACCCACTGATGCAGGTGGCAGTCCGTTGGGTCAAGCCGGACTACAAGTAAGAATCGGTGGCGGTTGGTATAATATCCCTGTGTCGGGTGCTTCTAACTTATAATTATTCAACTTTAATCTACGATTCTATACGATAAATACATCGAGGAATCGTAGAAATGTTAAATGTTTGGACATTACCCACTGGAAGCAGCCTTGGAACATTCCAAGAGCGTCTAAGTCTTTCATTAAATTTACCCACTTTACCGTTGACCGGTAACCTATCTGGTGTCACCTTTAATGTGATTTCAGGAAAATTACCTGGCGGTCTTAGAATTGTAAACAACAAAATTATTGGAACACCTTTTGAAGTTGCAGTAAAAACAGATTACAAATTTGTTGTACGTGCTTCATTGAATAATCAAGTCAGTGACAGAACATTTTTGATGACTATCGAAGGACCAGACGATCCTGTTTGGTTAACTCCAGAAGGCACACTTAATGTTAATCCCAACGGTCAAGCATTTGTGCTGGACAACACTTATATTGAATTCAACCTGTCTGCCATAGATCAAGATATCAAGGCCGGCGACAAGTTAGACTTTTTTATTCAAGACGGTGACGGAGAACTTCCACCCGGTTTAACACTTTCTTCCACTGGGGTAATTTCTGGAAAAGTTGACCCGATCTTATCATTAGATATTTCTGCTGGCTCAGGATTCTTTGATACCAATTTGTATGATAGCAATCCGTTCGACTTTGGTATTGAACCTAAAACAGGTTTAGATACATTCTTATATGACAGTGTGGTATTTGATTACATTGATCTTGTAAAATCACCTAGAAAGTTAAATCGTAGATATCAGTTCTTTGTCAGTGTCACTGATGGTCTATCTGTTATAAAACGTAAATTTAGTGTATTTGTAGTCGGTGATGATTTTTTACGTTCAGATAATACAATTTTACAGATAGGCAACGGAACATTCACTGCTGATGCCACATACTTAAGAAGTGCATTCTGGCTCACTGGAAGTAATTTAGGAATCAAGCGAGCAAACAACTATGTAACAATAATCTTAGATGCGTTTGATCCAAATCCTGCACTGAGCCCTCTGGTCTATGAACTTGCTGAAACCAATCCAGATAATACTCCCAGCGTTCTTCCTCAAGGATTATTTTTAGATTCGTTGAACGGTGAAATATTTGGTTATATTCCTTATCAACCGGCCATAACAGAAGATTATAAGTTCACAGTCAACGCTATCAAATACGATGCTACCGGATTTACTGAAGCAGAAGTTGCAGTGGTAGTAGGAGTTGGTGCGGCCTACGGACAAAACTATTTGTTGATCAATCCGTTACCTACGGAAGATGTTACCTTAATAACCAATGAATATTTAAGAATTGGAAATTTTCAATACCGTGTTGTGTCTTATACCAGTCAAACTGTGGTAGGCGGACAGTATGCATTACTAAGATTAGAAACACCGTTGCGTATTGATGTACCTTCAACTGATACGCAAGGTAATCCAACAATCTTTACAAGGACGTTTATACGAAGTACTTTGGAATACAATACAAACGTTGCTTCTAAAACATTCGATCTTAAGGTGTTGGGCGAAGTTGACAGTGTTATCAAGTTCCTGACTCCCAGCAATCTTGGAAAAATACGTGCAAACTTTATCAGTACATTATCTGTGGTGGCCGAAACCACTGTGCCTAGAGCAGTGTTGAGTTATCAAGTATTGACCACCAACCGAGACGGCACACCTAGTAAATTACCTTCAGGTCTTAGTTTAAATACTCGAGGAGAACTTATCGGAAAAATTCCGCAGTTTTCCATAGACGGTGCTCCTGGTCTTACATTATTTGATACAGGTACAACAACATTTGACGGTGCTACACAAACATTCGATAGATCATATAGATTTTCAGTATTGGCCATTGACCAGTTTAAGTACAGTGCCGTTATAGGTGAATTTACTTTAACCATCGAAGAAAGCACTGAAAAATTATACAGCAATATATACGTGCAACCTTATCAAAAAATAAGTTCTCGAGATTATTTTACTAATTTTATTAACGACGCAACTGTTTTTGTTCCTGAAAAAATTTACAGATTGAATGATACCAATTTTGGAGTTCAATATAAATTGCAAATGTTAATTTATGCTGGGATAGAAACTAGAGTTATTTCTGAATATGTTCCTGCATTAAATAGAAACATAAAAAGAAAACGTTTTAAAATGGGCGAGATTCGCCGTGCCATTGCTAAAGAACAAGGTTCTGATAAAACATTATACGAAGTAGTGTATATTGAAGTGTTGGATGATTACGAACAAAGAGAACTATCTGCTCAGCAACAAATAAAACTTCCTAGAAATAGAAATGCACGAGCATTAGTAAACCAAGCAACCAATTCAGTGGCTTCTGGGTTGCTAACTACACCAGACAATCAGGCAAAATTAAACAAAGATGAGCCCGATAGATTTCGTCCGGTAAATGATCCCTATACTGCCGATAACAGTGCTGTATTTGCCAGCGGGCGAGATCAAGAATTTGCATACCCGAGCAGTATTATAAACATAAGAAAGAATCTACGAAGTCTGAGTGTAAACAACGAAGACGGCAGTACTATACGGGCAATAACTGTAGAAAACGAATTTTTACCTTTATGGATGAAAACTGCCCAAAATTCTAAAACGCCAGCCACTGGCTTTATAAATGCCATACCGTTGTGTTATTGCAAGGCCGGTGAAGGGCAAACTATTTTGGAAAATGTTAAAAATAGCGGATTTGACTTTGGATTAATTGATTATGAAATCGATAGATTCCTAATAGATAGTACACTGGGTAACTCCGAACCGCAGTTCTTAAAATTCACAAACTACCGATACAATGTATAATAAATATATAAAAGGAAAACGAAGATGACCAGTCTAATAAACAGTCTTTATATCAACATAGATGAAGCATACCCTGTAGCAGGTGTGGACAACGACACACAGGGTTTTAGAGATAATTTTGATATTATCAAATCAAGCCTAGCAGTGGCCTCATCAGAAATCACAGTTTTGCAGGATACAACTGCAAAAACAAATGCAAGTAACAATTTTGCAGGTAACACTGTAACAAATACAATTTTAGTAACAAATACTGAGAAATCATATTCGCCTGGAGTATTCAGTTCAGACGGTGTTATACAATTTAGAAATGGTGGACACCAGCGTATTATCCTAGACGTTGACGATTTAAATATTGTCATCGACTGGGACATAACTGGTTCAGAAGTTCTTGCAGACAATCGTTACGGAAAAATAATTGTAGAAATTTCAGCACTTGCGGCAGAAGATGCATTTAATGTAGGTTGGTCAACAAGCGGTGGCGGCACTCTTAAGTATTCCAATGATTACCCTAACAATTTTAAAGTGACTACTGTTCCCAAGTTGATAGAGTTCACTACCTATGACGGTGGCAGCAGTATGTTCATACGTTATCTAGGTGAATTTACAGAAGTTGAAAATGAACTAGCAATTGAAAATTATGATTCGCTGAGAGAAGATTTAAACAGCGGTACTATTAGTTTAACAGCAAAGACCACAGTATTTGCTCCTACTGTTTTAGCAACAGCAACTCTTACTGCTGGTGTAGAAGGACAAGTTAAAGTTTTAATTATGAAATCTAATACAGGAGAAATGACTGTAAACGTGGCAGCACCTGGTTGGAAAGCCAGCGGTGGTGGCGCAATCAGTTTAACCACCATTGGTCAGAGTTGTACTTTACAATACACTGACAGCAAATGGTATTGTATTGGTAATAACGGATCCGTATTTGCATAATGTTTAATCCTTTAACTGAAGATCTCAGTAAATTAAAAGATGCTGAGGTCGAAAATAAGATTCAAGACTTGTCTAGGAAATACTTCCTGTCCAACAATCATACTGTTCAACATCAAATTGCAGTGTTTCTAGACATGTATAAAGCAGAATTGGCAACACGCAGAGCCAGAACATGGCAGGAACAATACCAAAAACGTGATACAGATCTTGACAGTCTCATTAATGTAAGTTAAAATGTTGTCATGCACATTGACAATCTAGGTATCGCTGTTTACAATTCTAAAGACATAGAGGATATTCTGTTATCGGGACAATCCAATATACTGGATGAAATTTTAACTGATCCCACTGATCCCGAAATTTTTCGATACAATCAATCTGCCAATGCTGTAGGTGACAAAGAATTAAAATTGTATCAATCGTTGGATATTGATAAATTTACTTTTGATTCCAATCTTCAACAAAATTGGCTCATGCCCGATGAATACAAAAACTTAGACATCGAACAATACATCTCAAGTTTAACACCTCCGTGGGATCCAGAAGCAACTAGAGTAGCAGAAGAATTGGCTGCATTCAAAGAACGCGACATGCTAGATCTCTTGCGTTGGATGAAGTATTTTGTGGATACTTGTCGCAACGAAGGCATAGTATGGGGTGTAGGCCGAGGAAGCAGTGTAGCAAGTTATGTACTATATTTGATAGGTGTACATAAAATAGACAGTTTGAAGTATAATTTAGACTGGCAGGAATTCCTGAGATAAGTACTAATATAATAGGAGGGCTTTAATATGCCACAAAAACCAGCACAGAAAAGAGTTCATACCACTGCCAATGGCAGAATCGTGGACATGGATTTACTACGTCAAAAAAATGAATTAACTCCAGCAGTAGGAAATGTAAGAGTTAACGCTCGTGGTGACGAATTAGGACCAGGCGGACAAATTGTTCGCACTAGGGAACAGTTACTAGCAGACTTTTACAAAGCCGCAGAAGATAAAGCGAAAGGACAATAATGACAGTCAAGGGAACTATCAAACCATTACACGATAAAGTGCTAGTGGCAGATATGAACTTCGGTGAACAACGTTCATCCGGTGGTATTGTTATGTTAGGTGACGACGGCAAGGACCACGGTATTCATCCAAGATGGGCTAGGGTATATGCAGTAGGTCCCGAGCATAAAGAAGAATACAATGTCGGTGATTGGGTTCTAGTCGAACACGGACGTTGGAGTCGAGGCATCGAAGTCGACGAAGACGGTAACAAACTCACCATTAGATTAA